GCTAACATGAGTATGTGTGACCCAGAGCCAGATGCACTCGTAGAGGCTAAGTCACGCGCTAAGAACATGCACATGAGGGTGAATTTTTACGAAGGTGATATCCACAACTGCCCGAATCGGAAGTATGATATTCTCTGTTACAACTTTTCACTTCACTATATTTTTGAAACGAAGGAAAAGTTTTTCACTTCAATTAGGGAAATCAAAAAGAGGATGAAACCTGGTGCACGACTCATTGGAATCATACCAGATTCTGAGAAGATCATATTTAGAACACCCCTCAAAGATGATATGGGTAATTTCTTCCTCATGAAGGATCACGGCAATGGTGGATTTGGAGAGAAACTCTTTGTGAACTTGGTGGATACACCTTTCTACGCAGATGGACCGAGGGCAGAGCCGATAGCATACAAAGATCTTCTCGTGACTCATTTAGAAGAATTGGGGTTCAAATTGGAGATGTGGGAGGGTCTCACTGGTAACCCAATTTCAGAACTGTATAGTAAATTTATATTTGTATATAAGAGATGATCGCATTCATTATACTCCTTCTTGTCAACGCGTATATACTCGCCACTACCCAAGAACCACGGGAACTTGTTGAGATCAAAGAGAAGTATGAAATTCTCAGGAAGCACATCACGGACACGGAACATCCAAAATTTCATATGTTGAAGAGGTGCATCCCCATTACAGGTATAAAATCTATGAATGGAACTGTTGGGTACAACACAAATAAGGGTGCTGAAATTGTTGTGTGTCTAGGTGGAACTTCAAATGAAATTTTCCATGTTCTCATCCATGAATTGGCTCATTGCACCGTTGAAGAATATTCACATTCAGAACAATACTGGGAAAACTATATAGAACTTCGGGACATTTGTGTGAATCTCGGTATTTATGAGAAGATACCAGAGAAGACTAAATTCTGTGGCCAGCACATACAGGATAAATAATCTCCATACATATCAAATGAAGACACCATTGAATGTTTTACTAGTAGCAATCGGATACTGGATTGCCGTTTACGGTGTTACCCAGGTACCAAACGTGATCAACAACTACTATCTTAACTTGGTGTGGCTCACCATAATCATACCTAACGTGTTCCACATGATAGTTGGACGCGTTCCACAACTCGCAGTGGATCGTCAATTCTTTTTCGCGACGAGTGTGATTGCTCTGGTGCTCACGTATGTGGTAAACAGATTGTTCAAACGAACGGCTAAGGATTTGAAGGAATACGGAACTGACAAGGGCAAGACACTTAAGACGAATGCCTTGCTCATGGCGACGTTGACCGGTGGAGCTTTAATTACCTATTATTCAGGTTTAGATAAATCAATCTATTCTAATATGGGTTGGGAATCCACTTCTAATGTCTAGGGCTTCACAATGTAGTCCTTCACAAAGTAAAAGACAATCGCCGCAACTAGACCAGTAGACGCAAGACCAACCATGCTTCTACTCCCCTGTTCGTTAAGGAACTTGGGAATAGTAGTCACCAACTTGTCTTGCACAGGCTTGGACACCGCGAGGGCAGCAGCGGCACCCGCGACGAGAGCGATCATCTGATCGTCAGTAAGGTTGAGAGGGTTCTTGCTCTCTGGAGCCGCCTGCTGTTGAGGGGCGGCGTAGGCACCCTGGGGGTTGGGGGCAGCCATCTGCATACCCTGCATCTTAGGCTCGTCCATCATCATTGGGGGTTCCATCATAATATCGTTAATGGGAGTAGAATCCATTGGCATCTCTTTACTTTGACTCACATTTTTTTCGGGTTGTGAAAACGCTTCGCGTGTTTGAATAGAGGGAGGTGGAGAATTATTCACGAAGTTAGTCGTTGGATTGTCACTGAGGGGTACCATTCCATCACCATTGTCAGCGAGATTGAGGGTGTTTATATCGGTAGACATCTGTTATACTCACATGTTTTCTAGACATGTGAGTAACGCAGCCTGTATTAGAGAAATCATTAGATAAAGAATTAAGTATGGATCTCTATGTTCACCAACCTATGATTACATACATTGGTAATAAGCGAAAACTTGTTAACAAAATAGAAGAAGTTGTGAAAAGACTTCAACCAAAATCATGTGCCGATGCCTTTTCTGGTTCTGGTGTTGTATCAAGAATGTTACTGACACACGTTGATAAAATATACGTGAATGACCTGGAGAGGTATTGTGAAGTTATATCCAATTGTTTCCTCAAAACCCCTAATTGGGCTGATCAGGATGAAATAGATACCCATATAGAAGGAATGAATAATTGTCCAGATGTATGTGGATTTATAACCGAAATGTATGCATCTGAAGAGAGGTCCTTTTATACACCCGAGAATGGCAAGAGGATTGACGGTATGTTGGCATATATTGATAAGAATGTACCAGACAATCTAAAAGATTACTGTCTTGGACCACTCCTTGTGAAAGCGAGTATTCATACAAATACATCTGGTGTCTTCAAGGGTTTCCATAAAGGTGGATGGGGTGGTAAGAATGGTCATGCACAGGATAGAATCACAAAGCGGATTATATTAGATCTTCCCGTCTGGCACGAAGTCAAAGACGTTGAAGTCCACCGTAAAGATGCATGTGAATTTTTGGAAAAATTACCAAGTATTGATCTCATATACTTAGATCCACCATACAATCAACATCCGTATGGATCAAATTATTTCATGCTAAACTTAATTTGTACCAACGAGAGACCTCAGACAGTTTCAAAAGTATCAGGTATCCCGGGAAATTGGAACAAAAGTCAGTACAACTATAAAAACAAAATCAAAGAAGCTATGAAACGTACCTTAGAACTTTCCACTCAAAAGGCTAAACATACCTTGGTCTCTTACAACAGTGAGGGTTTCCTCACATTAGAAGAGTGGGGTGAAATCCTTAAACCATACACCCATGAAAAAATTGAGATTGAATATAGTTGCTACAAAGGTAGCCGCAATCTAAAGAATCGTTCCACTAAAGTGACTGAATACTTATTCGTTATTTCGTCTTCGTAATCTTCAGTTTAGTCTTCTTATTAGCATTTTTGGCATCATCTTCTTTTTGTGTGAGATACTTGGGATTAAACATCCTTTTATGAAGTCTCCATAGGTCTGGACTTCCAACCCTGAATCCCTTTCTCACAGTTGCTTTGTACCAAAACACACAATCGGTGATCTTATTAGACTTTACAGTATTGTCTAATACGAGACACTCATAGTTCTCTGTACAGGCATCCATAACCTTGCAAAACATATCAAATGATGGAAATATACCAAAGAATGATTTATAAAGTTTTTCTCTATTTTGTATGATATTCTCTCTCAAAATAAAGACATAATCCACATTAGCTCGAAGTGCTGGTGGGAGGTCCATCACATACTGCATAGTCAGCATAAAGAAGATCTTCCAGTGTCTCCCGTTCATAAAGCATTGTCGGATACATGTGTCTTTAAGGAACTTTGAATCGTACATACAATCATCCAAAAGCATAAAAGCTCCACAATTTGTCTTTCCCGCACCAACTAACTTTCTTTGTCTAGCCATTACCCTTTCTATAGCATCTCTATCGTAGTCACCATAAATAAATAGATCTGGTATAAAGTCCGAATAAAAATGGTTACCCTCCTCTGTTCCTGATAGCACTATACCAGCTGGGAGATGTTTCTTATGGTACATGATATCCTTGACTAGGGTTGATTTACCTGTGTTACGTTTTCCAATAAATACACAAACCCTATCATCTGATATCGTCTCAGGTTTGAATTTCCGCAACTGGAGGTTCATTCTACAGTAGTGTTCCGTTTTATTTAGCAAAATTTTACTCACATACTATAGGAATGTCAGGTCGCTTGAGACTTGCCGCCACTGGAGTCCAAGATCAATGGCTTACAGGAGATCCACAGTTTTCGTATTTCCTGATGAATTTTAGGAGACACACAAAGTTTGCAATTGATTATGTTGAGACACAATTTGAAGGTTCCGATTTGGATTTTGGAAAGACTCTTCACTATAGGATACCAAACGACAAAGGTGATGTTATAAGAAATATGACACTAAAAGTCACACTGGATGATCCTTCGTCTGGGTATGAGTGGTGTCCATCTGTTATTTCACACTTGGTGGAGAGTGCTGAGCTTCTAATTGGTGGTCAAACTATTCAAAAACTGACAGGTGAATACATTTATATGCATCAGCAGCTTCACAATACGGATGATGATACAGACCAGACAGTTTATTTTTTAAATAGTCATAGT